TTCCCAAAGTACGCCGCGACCAGAGTTGGCTGCATTGATCGCCAACGTATAGGCATCATCCTCACCCGAGTTGTATGCCATCAACTCATAAACGCCAGGCACATCAACATTAATGACTAAATTGTCGACTAAACTCACATTGGTTGCATCGTAACTAGCCCAAGTGGTTTCGGTTGGCAGATCGTTCCAAGTAATTAGTGGGCCAACATCTGACCACGATTGCAAAAATGCCTCGGACAGGATGTTTAAGATTCGTGTGCCATCAAACTCTTTGGCGTAACCTGCCGCCCCGACCAAGTGACGATTTAGCTGCGACAACGGGCCAACGGCTGTGATCGAGTAGATAGCGATTGAGCCATCTGACCCGTATTGAGCCAGGCTGATGTCAATGTCCGAGATAATGCCCTCAAAGATTTGCTGTGTGCCTGACGTGCCTTTGGCGATTGACACCGACACAGATTGACTCAATGCCACGTTCAAAGGCTCACTGGCATCTGTCCATAGGCTGATGGATGCAAAGCCTGGCTGTGGCTGTGTGGTCACGTCATTGCGACCCATGCGGATTGAGATCGATGAGATTGTGTTATCTGCGTAAGTCGTACCGCCAGCAAAAGTGACTGTCGGATACGGATCGTATGCAACCGTCACAATGTTGCCCCGACTAGATTGATCGCGCCTGTACGGCGTGAAGAGTCTTGCAGTAGGCGTTCGATGCTACGGCGAGCAGACTCACCATCAATGACACCGTTCATGATTATGGTGACGCCTGATCCTGCACCATTGTCCGGTCGAATTGATCCAGATTGACCATGTGGTACAAATAACTCTGGACCAAATTCACCAACACGGTAAGCACCATCACCCATTACTGGGCCACCGGCAGCTCGACTACCAACAGCCCTGACGTATCCACCCAAACGCTTAAATGGATTCATAAAATCTTTTAATGGTTCAGGTACTTTGTCGTAAAACTTCATGTACCCCTCATAGGCTTTTGTTACAGATTCAATTGCGCTTGCAAATGTTTCCATTGCGCTTGCAAGTCTTTCTAAGGTGCTTGCACCATTTGCTGCGTCTCCACTTGTAATTTGGTCAAACAATGCTTTAAATGCATCTGCGACTGCTCTTAAAGATCCGCCTAAACTGTATGCGCCGTCACCCTCAAATTGACCAGCCAATTCTCTTGCGCGATTACTTAATCCTTGTGGATCTTCACCACTGAATCCTTTAGCAACGTCATTAACTTTTGTCAAAAGATCCGACATGACCGGCAATAGTTTTGTGCCAATTGCTTCTTTTGTTTCATCAAGTCTGATGTTTACAATACGTAATTGACCCTCAAATGTTTTGGATTCTTTATCAGCAAAGCCACCAAAAGTTTTGGTAAGTGTATCCATGACTGCATTCGTATCGCCACCCTTTAATACTGTTGCGTCTAAACCAAGTCCTAAACGACCAAGCGATGCGTTGTTGCCATCATAGGCTTTACCCAATGCAGCTGTAACTGGTTCTAAATCCTTGCCAGTGGCAACGCTGATGTCCAAAGCAAGGTTAAGCAATCTTTGTGCATCTTCTACATCTTCGGTTGATCGCAATAATCGGGCAAAACTTGGGCGCAACTTGTCATCTTGAATGCCCACACGCAATTGAGTTTTGTCAATATAAGCTTGAACGCTGTCAACCATTTCATCATTTGCGCCAACTGTTTTTCTTAATTGCTCTTCTAAAATGCGGCTGCTGCGCTCATCCTCTGCGGCTGCCTTTACTGCATCAACGCCTAAAGCAACTGCCAAACCGCCAACAGCAACTGTCACCGCTGCAATAGATTTGGCCATTTTTTTGCCATTGGCCCGTATGTTTTTTTCAAGTTTGTTTGTATCTGCATCAGCAGCAGAAATGCCTCGACCAAAATCACTAACATCAGCAAGTAGGTTTAATTTAAGTGTTCTGACGTCAGCCAACTTGATCCCATACCTTAATTACATGTCTGTCAACAGCTTCTTTCCAACGCCTTGTCAACTCTGGTTGTATTTGTTTCAACACCTTAAAGATGCCATATCCCTCATTGCCTCTACCTTGTGCACGTGATCGTTCAGGAAAACGTCTGCCACCATTAGCGAATGGTGATGGCCCGCCAAACTCAGAACCAAACAAAACTTGACCGGATACCGCGCCGCCACTAAATCGGCCTTTACTGCCACCGATTGTTACGTTAGGTACTCGATCTTTATTGGCTCGAATTGTAGCCGCGACCTTTTGCGCTTGTGCTGGAAATGGATTTAAGTTGTAACTAGATTGCATTTCCGTTGCTGACCATTGGCTTATAGAAGTTACTTCATCTTTCAAGGCCAATTTGCTATTGTCATCCATCTTGCGAAATGCCGCATACAAGCCTCGCAAATCACTCTGATCAGGCTGGATTCTGATCGCTTGCTTATTAGCCACGATGTCCATTCCTCTCTTGTATCAGCGTGAGTGCTGTGTTGATGTCTGCGAGTGACCATTGATACAGATCAGACAACGGAATCCCGGTGACAACTGCTATTCTGACGAGTCCGTCAGCAAGTTCTCTTTTGGGCTTTCCTCGACCACCTCAAAGGTTTCAAACTCATTGGTGACCCATGCTTGTTGGCTTGGTAACTTTGTATGCCCTTGTGCCTTAGCGGCCTTATAAAGCATGCAGCTGATTACATCCAACGAGCCTTGGCTCATCTTTTCTGCCGCCTGGCTAACTGTGTAACCGAGTTCTCTTTCAATCTCAATCCACAGCCAAGCGTTATCATCACTCACTATGTAGTTATTGCCCTGTTGTGTTGTTACGTTGTATTTCATAATGGTTGCCCTGTTCTATTCGTTAAGTGCGGGTTACTGTGCCATCCTCAACAACAAAGCTGAGGCTGGTGGTCAATACGTCAGTGGCCGCGCCACCAACGGTTGGAAATACTGGGAATACGTTGCCAGCGAATGTGTCACCGTTTACATCAAAAGTGAATGCTAGTGATGTATCAGGTGCGCTGTTCGCTGCATCCCAAAGTGCCGAGATGATGCCAGCGGATGATGAATCATCCAGGTAAAGTTCCACGTTCAATGTGGCGGTCTTGTCTACGGTCTTGTATGCGCGACCGGACAGGACTTCAAGAACCTGCTGGTTATTTTCGCGCTCAAGGGTAACGGTTGATGCCTGATCTGCGTATGACACCGAGTTGATTGTCAGTGTCAATGACCGACCAGTTATGTATGTTGCTGGCATGACTTGCCTTTCCTAGTTGGTTGTGACCATCTCGATGTTGAGTTGGCTGATTAGCATGTCGGCGTTTCCGATCTGCTGGACTGTCGGCTGTGACCATCCACCCAAAAACGAGATGTTATTGGCTAGTAGATCCGTGACTGACAAGATTAAGGTTTCCAAGTTTGCTAAAGCCGCTTGGTTGTCGGCTGCATTAACGATGCAAGTGATGTCAAAGCGCACATGAATCCGCGCCCCACCAATCGCGCCAACGGTCATGTAAGGCGATCCCGGCACTAAGACAATGGCTGGTGGCGTGATGTTTTCATTTGGCCATGCGTAAACAACCCGACCAGCAGCTGCGAGAGTGCTGGCGAGGTTTGCACGGTATGTTGCTAAATTAGCCAAGATAACCTCGGGTGTCTAAGTGCTTGCCAAGTAGGCCTGAAACTCTGGTCAGCATGGAACGGCCAAGGCGGTACGGTGCTGGGCTTTGGAAGTCCACACCTTGCTGGCCTAGTGTGCCTGTACGAGTGATCCAAATGTCGCACGCAATCGCTAAACAGGCCTCCGACACTTCTGGGTATCCTGTGTCGTACATTGTCGCCTGGCTAGTCAATAAGGCTCGGCCATTTGGAATGACCTTGCGCTTTGTAATGTCTGCGTTTGTGATTGCAGCTTCAAAGAATGACACGCCGTACTCGTCGTAGCCAACCTTTGTAACAGTCCGTGAACCGTTAAAAGGTGAGCCACAACCTGTGACAGTCAAAGCCTGACCCACCACAAATGTGTTGTCGTAGCAGTAAAAGCGAGCGACATTGTTTGTCAGCTGAACGCCATTGATGGCTACGTCATCAAAAATCAAATACGAAAGCAAAATGTTTTCGGCTGCATCTGCAACCTCTT